GGTTTGACCTGGTTGACTGCGGGCTTTGCAGCTTGTTTATTTATTTGCTTCTCCTTTAAATCTCTTTCTTCTTCTGCTCCAGGAGCTTCAACCAAAGGAACTCCACCTACCAAAGGATTATACATACCTTTTTCTCTATCTTCAAGAAATTTTTCTTGAGCTTGCTCGAGTGTATCAGGGTGCGGAAATAAACCTGTTCTGATGGCACTCATGCCCTGCTCAGGAGATATAATACCAATTTCTAGTAATCTAGTTACAACTCTTTGGAATTGAACTTCATCTTTAATATCAACTTCTTGAAATTTTACCGTTGGATATTTTTTAAAGCCCATAGACCTGCATATATTCTTAACTTGGGGCATCATGAAGTCATTAATAAAAGCATGCCTAGCTTCTTGCAGTCTTTCTAGGAATATTTGAGCTTTAATTTGTGTGCTTGAATAGTTTTCTTTACCAACAATAATATTTTGCAAACCTTCTCTAATATCTTGATTCACGATTTCATATTTTTGAGGCCCCAATATTTTATTAACATCTGGAATGATAAAATCTGCTTTAGTGGTATAATCGCTAACCAATACTCTACCAACACTTTCGCTTTGAAATAAACACTGCATAGCGCTGAGGCTGTGTGGATTAATACCACCCTTATCTGGTTCTGCACCCATGGTAATTAATAAAACTACATTTTCAATGGTTCTGCTAATTGCTTGGTCAATTTTCTTTAGTTCTATTTTCCAATTAAGATCATCTAAAACTGGAAACCCAAATGGAATAGCAAAAGGTTCGTAGTCTTGTTTTTTATAGAATGAATATATTAATTTGTCTGGATCTAGCTTAATTTGGACTCCATCAAAATTAAAAGTGTTGGATCTTATTTTGTCTTGAGTTTCCTTGTCTAAGGAATCAAAAACTTGTTGATCTTCTTCTGTTTTGGGGTTCTTTAATCTTTCAAGTTCATACTCTGAGAGAATTTTTTTATACGATCCATTTTCAAAAGAAGTGCTTCTTGTTGATACTACATCATAAGGGTTAAGTAAAATATATCTTACTGGTATTTTTCCAGGGTTTAAATAACTAGCATTTTCTGCTCCGTAAACTTTGTTTAGCTTTAAAACATCTTCTCTTGAAAACTCTCCGTCAATTTTGTATAAAAATATGTTTCCAGATCTATAATATTCTCTAAAATATTGGTCTTTTAGTTTCCATAGATTAATTTTTTCAAACCACTTGTAAATAAAGTTTCTAGCTGTTTCACTGCCGCCTTCTAAATAAATTTCAGAGTTAGAAAATTCTGACATTACATCAACGGCATTTCTGAATATTGGAATATTTGCATATGCTTTTTGACACAACTCTATAGAGTCTCTCATATCAATTCCGTTGGCCGATAATTTATACGGAAGCATACCTTCTGAAATGTTTTTATACTTATCTTTGACCACCCCAGTACCCAACTTACCTCGAGTTCTTGATGTTGAGCCTCCATCCTTTCTTAAAGCATCTCTAATAGAACATGATGCATCAGAACGCATTATTTCTACTTTACTTTCTCTACTTGCATTACTTACATAGTAATTCTCTCCTAGTAACATAGGGTTAATGTTGCTTTCAACATTTTGATCTACATTTTTTTGCTCAAACTTGTTCCAGTATTTTGATTTCTTTGTGTATTTTCTAGCCATAACAGTCTTACTCTATCAGTATACACCATAAAGTTCAAAAGTTACTTTTAAAGTTACTTTATAAACATTGGCACAAAAGAATTTAAATGTTCTGTTTTATTGTTTTTTATATCGTTGTAGATTTTTATCATCCAACTACCAAGAACTAGAGCTGAATAGCAGTCTTTTCTAGCTTTACTTGGACCAGTTGTTTTCTTTAAATTTAATGGCAGGTCAAATGTTTGGGTTCCATTGGGTGAAGACCTTACCTCTATCAATGCACACTGACCTTTTGTATATTCTATCATTTCGTGTTGGTGTTCTACAAAGTCAATCATTCTCGCTCCTTCAGATTGATTTTCGTCTACATCTGTGAAATTCATAAATCGCAAATTTTTTATTGGTATTTTTTTTCTTCTTTGAGATTGAAAACTCTCATCGACGGCTTGCGATGCAAACCATATACGTTTATGGTCAAAATTTCCTTGCAGAAGCTCATTGCCTCTTCTGATCCAATCTGACGTAGGCTTTCTCAAGCAACAAGGTATACCATCTTTTTCCATCTCTCTTTTAGCTTTAGATAAACATTTTTGATAATTCTCTAAATCATCAAATTCTGTTTCAAGTATATTGATTTTTATAGTAGAAGATTTAAATAAAGAACTTTCTTTTACAGCATTAGTAAATTGTACCCCTCCATTATAATCTCCTACAATAGCAACAACATTAAAATTAGTTAATAAATAATGAAAATATATAATATGATTTTTTAAACTTTCTCCAGCTACAGCGTAGACATGCACCAAGGTGGCAGTATCTTTGTTTTTATCTAATTTAAATACCTGCATCGCAAAATCGTCAGAACTCTCACTCTCCGCCCAACTAGGGTCAAAAGCAAGTATATAGTCATATCCAACTTCACCCTTAATTTCTACATGTGGAGAATTTCCTTCTGGTACTGTACATGCAGCCATAGTTGAAATCTTAAAGTATCCAGAGCTATCGTCTGTAAATATAGCTCCAAACTCTCTGTCGTATTGGCTTTGACTCATTGTGGATTTCGCTTGCTCTACAAGATTTTGGTCGTAAAGTTGCTTAGGAGCGCAATCGTAAGAGAAATGCATTATAGATCGCTTGGCATTATTATTAGACCCAGGTTCATCAATTAAACCTTCAAAGTTTTCATACAGTTTATATAAATACTCAAATTTATAACTGGCAGAAGAAAGCATAATTAGTTTATTGTTTGGCCAAACATATCGATCTTCCTCTTTCATTTTTCCCTCTGAAATTAATTTAGTTTCTAAGTTGTACATATCTTCTCTTTCTTTTGGATTTTGAACAACAGACAAGAACGGCACTATAACCTCATTATATACTCTTTCTGGCATAAGAAGCATTTCGTCGATGATAATTCTATGAAACCTGAAACCACGAAGCTTAGAACCATCTCCCAAAGGCAGTGCTCTTATTGAGCTACTTCCTATTTCCATAACCCATTCATCGTTTTGTTTTGATAGTCTAGTAATACAATTTGCTAGATATTTCGCTTCTGGTTTAGCTGCAATATCTTCAATTTTTTTAAAGATCATTTTTGCCTGACGAAAAGACTTAGATAATATACCTATATCAACTCCTTGATTCATGATTGCATCCATGAATGCAAAAACACCAGTTGTCCAAGACTTTGACATACCACGAGACCATATACCTAAAAAATAATCACTTTCAAACATTGCTTTGATTGCCATGTGTTGAAAAGGAAAAAGGTCAACTCCAGATATTAGATTTGTACTAAAAGTAATGTTTTCTCTTAGGAATTCATATAATTTTATTTTAGCATCTTTTTCATCCATAAACCCTTCGACCTCGAGGAGCTCTTGATTAATGTTTTTCTTTTTTTTGTTTTTTTGATTTCCTGTTTCCCAGCTCATATTTTTATTATCCTTTTATCTATATAGTATTGTATGTCAGATTGCCACATTTCTGGCCCTGCATATAATAATTGGGGGATTAAATTCTCTGATCTTTTTCTACCACCTGAAAATATAAATTGACAGTGTCTTGCGAAGTCATGTGATAAGATTCTCATTTGATGCCACACAAATTTTAAGTTTGACTTGTGTGGTCCAAAGCTATTGTTTCGTATGATTTTATCTATAGAGCTTTCTGTGACAATATATAAAAATGAGTTAAATGATTTACATCTTTCTAACTCCTTCTTAAATCTTTCAAATCCTACGGTCATCGTTGATTTAAAATCTACTTCACTTTTTCTATCAATATAAGTTTTGTTGTAGTGCTCACCTGATGCAGTGTAATCTCCAAAATCGAGTTTATGCATAGATTGTTTATTAAACTTTAAAGGTTGCTGCTCTCTAGTGTCTGTTAATATCTCTATGTTTGTTAAATTTTTATTTTCTTTTAAAAATTTACTTTTTATACTTTTGTTAAACAGGGGTTCAACCTGAAGCCTTCGACAGGCTTCGTTATATGAACCAAAATAAATTTTATATATTTCTATTTCAGGTAAATCAAGTAGCTTTAATTCTAAATGATTAGGCGCGTATTTTAAATCCTTACTAATTATTCTTTTATTTAATATATCAAGTAATATTTGTTCTGCATGCTCTTGGTCGGCTGTCGCCAACCACTTCTCTAATTCAACATTATTAGAAAAATAAGTAGAAAAGTATTGATCTTTATTTTTAAAAGGAATTAACTCACCTGTATATAAATTATATCTAGGATAATATGTAATATAATATTCAGATAATAATATGCCATGTGCCTTGATATGAGTATGTAATGATCTCTCAGATTTGAACTCTGATCCACATATTTTACAGTTGATGCTCATTTTAAGAAAAAGATTTCTTCTTGCCTCTCCAATTGCTTATAAAAGCAACAAGAGATAGAAGTGCCCGAAAAACCCCCGTATAGGCTAAGTAACATCATCTTTAGAGATTCCGAGTACTCTAGCCTTCCAGACATCCATTCGCTCTAAATTATCAGCTTCCTGAGCGATTAGCATTTTTTGCTTCTCTGCCATGTCTACCATTCTTTTTCTATCAGCTTCATTTTGAAACACTCTTACTAATGATAATATAGATGCATTATCTTTATGTTTATTTTTTATTCTTTCTTTTCTATCTCCATTTAATCTAGCTATTAGTGTTTCTTGTCTCTTTTCACATTGATTATA